TTTGTAGGAACAACTATAAGTGCATTTGGTAGAAAACAAGTTGCATTATATGATTATGATAAATGCATATTAATACTTATGCATGACAATCACATGACAGAAGATGATGCTATAGAATACTTTGATTACAACGTAATTGGATCGTGGGTAGGCGAAGACACCCCTATATATATCAATCAGCATACTATTTTAAACATAGAAGATTACTTGGAGGATCAAGATGAAGAAGAGAAAACAAACACTAAATAAAGCTAGAGACCTTATTATGGGAGATAGAGCAAACTCGTATGGAGATGCACATGAAAATCATGAACGCATAGCTAAAATGTGGTCTGTAATTCTAAAGAAAGAAATTACTGTAGAGCAAGTTTATCAATGTATGATAGTAGTAAAGCTATCAAGACTAATCGAAACTCCCAATCATGAAGATAGCTATGTGGATATCTGTGGATACTCTGCATTAGCTAGTGAAGAAACCTCAAGTTAAAACAATTTCATTGTTGCAAGGTGGTCGCTAGAACCCTAGTTCAAGACCATCTTAAAACAATGGTTGTACCCCTTTGTTCTACATACATAGTATTACCAAATCACTTTTCCCAAATGGCTGCGTAATGAATTACTACTGTTAACGTTAACTTTTAGAAATTGTTAAATTACTTTGTCTTTGTGTTTATACCTGTAGACCTGCTGCGAACAATTTGCCTATTGTATCACTAACTTTTAGCCTGCTTTTTTAAAGCCAACTGTTCTCATTAGTATCAAACCTTGTCTCATAAGATCATTAATCTTTTCTCTTCTAAGTCTTTTTAGGTTTGTTTTTGTTTCTTCTGGTATTCTTGGGTTGCCATCTATTTCTTTTATCTGTCTTAATAATCTATTTCTGGCATTATCTATAGCCTTTATTCTTCCTGCTATTCTGAGTTCATCTTTATATCTCGTGAACAGACTTCTTACTTCTTGACCATCTCCTGACTTCTTAGCTAGGTCTATTCTAGCAAGTATCGTGTATAGGTCTTGTCTGTTCTCTAAATAATTTCCTACATCTTCTCTTTCACTAGGACTTATTACTACTTTTCTAACTAGTGGTATTGCCCTCATTATATCGCCTTCAAAGTCTCCTCTAAGAGCATCAATTATAGAGAAAGGTGCTTCTAGTGAGCGTTGAGCAAAAGCACCAGTACCACCTGCTAAGTAGTCAAACCAAAATTCCATAGTGTTTGGACTGAAGTCTATAAAGCCACTTTCAACTTGATCTCCACCAGTCAAACTGTTTATTGATGTTGCTATTCCTTTAGCTATAGAACTTGTATTAGACCAGTATGCTTGACTGTCTGGTGTAGGTCTAGAAGCAAAGGTAGGACTTTCCTTAAATATTGGGTCTCCTTTATAATCCTCGTTGATAGCCAAACTTACGAATGGGTCTAAGACTGTAGGTGCAGTTAAGTTATACATATTATCAAATCCACCAAAAGGACTAATAGATTCAAATGCAGTTCCAAATATAGTTCTTGAGGCTTCGCCTGCAGTATATTCTCCTCTTGCAGTTCTACTTAAAGCTCTGCCAAAGTTGGTAGCTAAGTTTAATCCATAAGATAAAGGTATCTGTATAAATTTATCATTTGCTAAACCAAACGTAGGTAAAATTAAATTATGCTCTAGAACGTATCTAGGTAATTCATCATAGTCTTTAATACCATCTTCATCTTCATCTCCAGATAATAGTGAATTGATCTGATCTTGCATGATGCCGTAGACAACCAAACCCGCCCAAACTTTTCTTACCTTGCTTGATTTAGCCGCAGCGTTAATAAGCGCCATTGATCCCTGAAGGGATGCGTTGTAAAACAAGTACCAAGAATTCATTAATGTTTTGTTTTCACCACCTTTGGCAAAGTTCACGGTTACGTTCCTTGCTGCTTGTGCAGCCCGGGCTGGAGAAACACCACGCTTAACTAATGAAGTAAATGTTGCTACACGAACACCATTCTCAACTGCAGTGTTGTAGTCATCTAAGAAATTTAATAACTTTCTTGTAAATCCATTTTTATTTAAACCTAATTTACCTTTAATACCTGTATCAGATATATCTCCTAAGATACTGCCAATATTATTAATCTGATCTTGTAAGTCGCCCATCTGGTTAGTGGCGTTCTTTCCACCAGCTTCTACAAACTTGTTGTATTCTGCTGACCAAAATGTTTCTTTACCACCTCGTAAAACAGCCGCAATACCTTTGACTGCAGATAGCGCACTAGTAAGAACTTCTTTAGTCATACCTTTTTGATCATACTGTTGCATGTTTACACCAGCTGCCTGTAAATCCCTTGCAAAGTTTGGAATAACAAATGATGGATTGTATGTAGTATTAATACTAGATAAGTATCTATTCATCTTACCAAGAGCTTTAGTAAACTTGCCAACGCTTTCAGGTGTAAGATGACCCTTTAATGCTCTACCAATTCTTTTGTCCTTAAAGTTAACCTTAACTTCTACACCGTTCTCTTTTATAGTTAATATGTTTTCTGGTCTTAAATTACTTGTATCTGTAACTATCTCAGCTATTTCACTCATATCTACTGCTAAAGCATCGTTGATAGCAAAGCTTCCATCAGCTTGTTCTTCTTGGCCTCTTAGTAGGTCCACAAAAGACCTGCCTACTTTGTTTCGCTCACCTCTATCTATTGACCTTTGATTTTGTGCCATTAATGAAGCAATTATATTTTCTGCATAGTTTGTCTGCCCTGTGGCTGACCGGTCTTCCTTACCCGCTGCACCAAACAAGTTGGTAGTCATTCTTGGCTTACCCATTAAGTCTTCATCGGTCTCTACCTCTGACTCAATATCTCCTCTTAATGGAACATAATTATCATATACTTTTGATTTAAAGTTTGAGTCTAAAAGTTCAGGCTTAATCAAGCCACTTTCAAGACGCTGTTGATTTGTGTTTGCTACAATATCTTTTGCAAGGTTTTCTATTCTAGCGATTTTACCTTGTTCTGTGGCATTAAGCGTAGATAACCAATTAATTATGGCGTCTGCTTCAGTGTCCGCCATACCACTACCCTGATTCTTGCTATCAGATTTATTTTTATTTATGTAACTGTTTCTTTCTTTCGCATGCCTTGCATAAAGGATAGCATCTGCAACTGCCAATCTTTTATCTATGTACTGTTCTTTTGCTATCTTAAAGAAGTTACTTATTGATTCTAACTGAGAGTACTGGGCATCAGATATATTTATCTCTTTTATAGTCTCTGACATAGGCTCAAATAATTCTTTTTGTACCTTTTCTACTTTTGCTCCTGCTCTACCATGAAACAACTCTTCTTGCATGTAAGTGTCTAATGCATCGGCAATAGTAAAACCTTTTCTTTTAAGTTCATCTAACATATCGCCTACTGGTAACATGGCATCTTGAAACTTGATAAGTATCTTTTCTGCTTCTTTTTGTGCTTTTTCTTTTTCTATTTTTCCAAATGTTACCTTAGATACAATCTTAGCTAATATCTTAGACAAATTATTATATTGTATGTTAAGCCTTTTTGCTTCTACATCTTGTACAATTTGATCAGAGTCTGGTGTAGAATCTGTGGTTGGCATTGCGGCAACGGAGTTAGACCTTTCCATACCAAGTCTTCTGTCTGAGTCTTCAATAAAAGTAGTATTAACAACATATACAGGCACATAATTTTTAGAACTATCTAGATATGTATCTGGTTTATACTTTAATACTAAAGCTAAACTTTTTTCTTTGTTGTTTTTACCTGCAATCCTTGCTTTGTCCCAAACAAGAACTTTGTCTGTAGACTTGCCATCAAACTTTTCTCTTACACCATTTCTAAAATGATATGCTTTAAGCATTTCGTATATAGCAGTCTCAACATCTTTAAATTTTAACCAGTTACCTTCTTCTGTAGGCGTAAGCAACTCATCTTTTCTTGATGGCTTTCTTCCTCTTTCACCAAGTATATGTGCCATCCCTTCACCACTGTATATAGGATTGCCTCTAGCATCAGTTCCTTTATATTCATGAAAACCTTCTGTTAACACAACTCCTACCGTGCTTCCCCGTGGGCCCTTTACAGTGCCATAGTAGAATTTGTTTTTAAATATATTAGTAGAAGGGTCTGCAAGTGGAACGTTAATAACCTTATTTGGATTAGGACTAACAGAAAACTTTCTGTTAAAGTTATCTATTTGCTCATGTAAATCAGCTAACTTTGTTTTTTCTTGTTCTGTTGCATTTTCAGTAACATCATATTCTTCTACTTCTTGGTTGATGTCTCCATCTGCTTCTTCTTGTGTAGTGATATCATTTGGGTTAAAAACTCCTGCAATCTTTGCTTCGGTATTTGTGTCACTATCGAGTCTGATTCTCTCTGCATCGGGGAGTGCTTCTGCGATTTTTTCATTTTCTATTCCTCTTTCTCTAAGTACGGATATTGCACCATCAACATAATCATTTTTAAGCCCTTGACCTTTTCTTACTCCATATGCTTCTAATAAATCTTTTTCTGCATACCAAAGTAACGCTTGTATATCAGCATTAGATATAAATATTCCATTACCAGCAAGTATCTCTCTAGCTCTGTTAATAGTTTGACGCATAAGAAATCTATCGTTGCCACCTCTAGGAGATTCAACAACTTGTACGTTTTCATTTCTATTAAGGCTTTGTGCTGCTAAATCAAGCTCTGTTTTTTCTTCTCTTAATGCTTTTGGTGTTCTTTTAAAAATATTTTGATACTGCTTGTCTAAAGCTGCGGCCAGATCAGAAGCAGTAGCTTCATTAATTATATCTACATTTGCTTCTTCTTTTGCGTTTTCTATAGCATTAATAAGAAAATTGTTTCTAGATTCTTTTACTGTTTCAACTGCATCTAATAATCTAACTCTATTATTTGATAAAACATTATCACCAATAATTTTAAAAGGATTACCAGTAACTCTATTAAAGTTTCTCATAAACCATCTATCCATAGTCAATGCATCATAGTTACCTCTTAGATTTTGATAAAATGCACCGCCAATTTTTGGTCCAAATATTTGTGAACCCTTAACTATTGTATTAACATTTTCTCCTGACATATTGATGCCAAGTTCTTTTATTAATGGTAATTGTTTAAGCTCTCCAAATGTAAAGTCTGCATTAAGAAACTCTGTTATATCTGTGTCAGACATTGTTTCTTTCATCATATTGTAAGCTGTAAATGCTTTGACTACGCCTGCATCTTTACCTTCTTCTTTAAACGTACCTGTCTCTAACCAATTTTCATATTGTTGCGTAGCTAACTTAAAATTAGGTATAATAGCTAAACCATTAGAAGTAATTGCCAATGCAAAATCAAAAGCTGCTTCATTATCGGCATTGTACGCAGGATTGTTCTTATCTATCTCTGGGTGCGCCACACCCATAACTTTCTTAGATAACTTTAATGTACGGTCATACCATCCAACCGCACTGTCATCACGCTCCATAGCAACTTGTGCTTCTTCTGCTATTATCTGTGATACTTTTTCTCTGTCTTCTGGGTTATTTATATCATATACAACACCACCTCTGTCATCTTGTAGCTTTTGTAATGCATCTTCTAGCTTTACCGTGCCTTTAGCCGCGCTAGTAATGAACGGGTTCTCGTCACCTAACTGTTCTTTAGTTAGTATCATGCCAGTATTAGGGTCTGTTTTATATTTGCCTATAACACTTTGATTTAATAACTCTGGTGGTAATTGTTTTCTAGAAAACAAAACATCTTTAAATTCTAGTATTGCTTGTTTTCTATCAAGTTCAGAGCCGTATTCAACAATTTTACCTTTAGGAATATTATATTTAATTATGTCTTTTATTTTTTGTGTTGAATTATTAGGTATTATAGCTCCTACAAATTCATTTAAATTGACACCTCTTTCAGGCTTGCTTTCAAAGTACTCAGTAGGCATATTTTTAATTTTTTGACCTACTTCATTAATCCTGTTCATAATTTGTTCAGGCATAATTTTTTGTAAATTTTCTAATTCTTTTATAAATTGTTCTTTTCTATCTCCAGTAATAAGTCTATCAACTTTATATCTAAATCCTGTTTTCTTTTCTAAAAGATTAGCTAACATTTTATTAGGAATATTATTAACATTTAAAACATCTTCAACAGTATATCCATCTTCATTTCCATCAACTATATCAATAAATGTTTGATTGCCTTGAATACCAAGGCTTAATAAAGTTTCTGTTCTTGCAATAGATTCACTTACTTCTTTTTTTGCATCTAAAAATTTAGACTCATCTATTCTTCCTCTTTCTTTTTTAATCTCTTGTAATGTTTTAAATCTAGGTGTAACTCTAGCTGCTAAAGGCCCTAAAGTTGTAGCAATCTCAAAACCTTTTTCTTGTGCTGGACCTTTTTTCTTGCGCATTATTTTTACAATATTATCTAATGTAGCCGCAGATTCTTTACCGGTCTCAAAATCTTGGACAGTTTCTCTTAAAAGAGGTGCAAACTTATTTTGACTTGTTTTATTTACAGTTTCTAATGCTATATTTTTTTCTTCTTCTAACCATAGTTCAACATTTTGTGTAACATATTGCTCTACTGAAAAAGATGTCTCAATTCCTGAAAATGTTGTAATAGCATCTGCTATTTCTTCATTAGTTGATAATGATTGTTGCTCAATAACAAAATCTATAGCTCCAATATCAAGAAAATATTTTAATCTTAATGTTGGTGTTAATAAATAAAAATAATTATTAAGAGTTCCACTTAATCCATCATTAATAAGATATAAATCTTCTTTTAAGTCTTGATTATTAAGATTAGTAATTAATCTTTTAAAATCAGGATCAGTGTATTCTGAGTTAAAATATTTATCACTTATACGTTTTTGTAATTTTTTACCTAAATTATCTGCGTATTTATAAGCTGCATTAGAAGGTTCTCTGTAAACATTAGGGCTTCTTGTTGTGTATGCATCTCTTTTGTAAATCTTTTCCCCACGCCCCGGCGTAACCATTTTAGAATCACCTATCAAAGAAATTTTACCAAAGTTAGTAAATCCTTGTTTAACTGTAGATATACCTATAGAAGGCATAGGAAGGCCGCCACGATTATCTGCTGCAATTAAAGCTTCTGGTGACAAATTATGTGCAACAAAAAGCATATCTTTA